TAATGAAACAAATCCCTCAGTTTTGGCTCCATTTGATCGTTTTAATATTCCTACGATTTTAGCTAATGGTGCTAGTCAGCCAGCTATTGAGGGAGAAGCTCCTTTTATGAGTTCAACATGGCTAAAAGCTAATTTTGATGCTGAGATAATGCCTGGTTTTGATGCTGGTGATTTACAATTTGCGGGTTGGTTAACATATTCAATGTTATTAGAAGCTAATACACCACAACCTGTTTCATTTTATGTTTTACAGTCTTTAGGGGACTCATTTATGTTTCATGGTTTTGTGGGGGTACCACTAATGTTTTTCCCCGGTGGTACTTTCCAGAATGTTAATTGATTCTGTAGTGTGTGTGAACCTAACTTTGCAGATTAGGTGTAGCAACCTACCTCACTAATATATTGAATATTTTATGGCTTTAGTATTGAGGAGGAGAACTCCGCTTTAATTGAGAATCTAGATCTTTGAGTCGTTTGTTTCTCTATAATTATTGATAGTTCTCTAATTCTTTTACGCTAATTGTGCCTCCATTGTGTTTGATATATTATAGTCGAGAATGTCTATGGTGTTAGGTTAATGGATTTTGGTTATGACCGATTATTTCTAATTATTTGATGTATACGTTTTGAGAAGCGTAATCTCTATTTATAAAATATGAATCAAGTTAAAATATACAATTCAAATTCTGCAAATAATTTATGTACTTTTAATGTTTTGTGTCGTCCTCAAATGTTTTCATTGTCATCTACATTGAGTAAATCAGCTGATATATTACAACAAATATCAGATCAAAATTTGGTTCAACGTGCTACAAATGCTGTTGAAATGGTTGAAGAAGCTTCTAACAAAGCAACTTTAATGATGTCTCAAGTTAGTGAAGCAACTAACACAACATTTGCTAAAGCAAATGATTTTTTGACGCAACTAGAACAGCGTAATATTATGAATGTAATAACAGATGCATCTAAATCTTTAGGAATAGCATCTGATAATGTTAATGATTTGGCACTACGTGCAAATGGGTTGTGGAATGACCTTACAAGTTAAACCACGAATCCGGATGTTCTGGACCAAGCAAAGTGGATAATGCCTGCTATGGGCGTTCGTATTGGGATACAGATTTATCATTTTTTTCGCGCAACATCGTGGTTTGATAGAGCTCTGTCTGTTATTCAAATTTTTCTTGATTTTTTTATAGATTTTAAGATGTTAAGAGCTCTTCGTGACTTTGTGTTCACGAGTTTTGGACATGTTCCGGCCCCGAGTCAAGTGGTAGAGGGGGAGAGAGCGATAAAGTCCCAGGCATCCGGAGATGGTCTGGATGGGTTGACTGCATTTTTCTCTTCGTTAGTAGCTATAGCTGGAACTGTTACAGTCGGGTGTATTCCCGACAAGAACGTGTTTTCTAATGCAATGAATCATTTTGCTAAGAAAATGGATGTTATGTCTAAAATTTGGCGAGGAACACAAGCCATACAAAATATGTTTAAGTTTGTAGTTACAACTCTACAAGACTTAATATCCTATTTTATGGATTATTTTCTACCTGGAGGAGTGTCCTCTATGACTCTTGAGCGAGAGTGTGAAGGAATTCATGCTTGGGCAAAAAGAGTTTTTGAAATGGGATTAGAAGAACAAATGTCAAGATACTCATGGGATGAAAATCATCGACAAGAATTGTTTAAATTGAAAGATCAAGGTGATGAGTATTATCAAAAGTTGACTAAATTGAGAAAACCAAATCAAGTTGCAATGACCATGTTTCATAAAAACATGGACCGGTGCATTCAACTGTGTGTTAAAGTTCATAAAATTAAAATGAACATACCTTTTCGTATTGATCCTTTTTGTGTTTGGTTAGACGGACCACCTGGTTGTAGTAAGTCTTATTGTATGATGGATTTAATAAATGCATGTG